CTTTTTTCTTAAATTCGTAAGTATAACGCATAAAAATACCCCTTTCACTGGATGTCCAGTAAAAGGGGTACATATCACTCTCTGGTAAAGAATAGGCGGCTAAATCTTAGCTAAACATATTTGCCAGGACGGGGAACCTTGACTTCCCTTACTGGCTGTCTTGATAAGTATATTATATGCCAGCTTCAGGAATTTGTCAATTTCCCGTTGCAAATCACCCATATCTCTTACTATCCCTATTTTCTTCTTATACCGCTTCGAGGTATGCTAAATCTTTCACCGCTTCAAGTCGTTTCTTGCAATCCCTGTATATCTCCTGATAGTGTTTCCCTTGCATAATTCCCAGATCGACCTCATGCAAAATGATATTTTCCATTAAAGATAAGTTATTAAGCTGCATCACCGTAGCTTCGTCCCTTTTATTGATTCCTGCCATTTTATTTGCCAGTCTGGTATAAGTCATATAAAGCATTTCTGCATGACTGCTTCCCTGCCCCTTTGCATACTCCACAAGTTTCTGAATCGTATCCGTCTCTGCCTTTCTGGTAAGCTTTCCTGCCTTCCGGGTTTCAATCCACATCTGAGTAGATTTCTCACGGATAAAGTTCTCCATCTGATTAAATGCCCGGATATACTGCAATTTCCATTCAAGAGCTTCTTTCCCGGTAAACCCCATTACCAACAACGAAAATCCATCTCTCGTCATTAAAAACATAGGATATCGTTTTCCACGGTTCTCGTAAGTTGATTCGAAGAAAAATTTCGCTCCACCATTTTGGACACCTCTTTTTCCTATCAACTCTCCATACATTCTTCTTATTTCGGCTATCAGCTTGTCATGCCTCTTTCCAAACTTCTCAGCTACCTGCAAGCTATCACACACTGCTTCATCATTCTTTAAATAAACAAGTTCGTTCATCTATACGCCTTTCTTCATAAAATTAATATCATCGTTCCTTAAAATGGTGGAAGCACCTTAAACGACAGATACAGCAGCAAAATCTCCGTCAAATATCAACGTTATCCTTTCTCGCTGTCTTATCGGCTCATTTATCCCTTTTATTTACTTACCCTTACAGTTTTACCTCGAACACTCTGCAATCATTTCTTGCCCTATTTTAGCCTCGTATTGCTGTATTTATTGCTTCCATCACAGCTCATGCCCCGGCATTTTGTCTAAGAATCCATTAATTTGTAATCATCTTTAATATCATCAGGAAATCCCATAAACCTGAAATTCTGTGGTGTTCTTCGTAATGCTCCAATAATTTCAAACCGCTGTTCGCTTTCCAACATGGCTTTTATTTCCGGATATTCTTCTGTGTTCTTGGTATACCATGCCTTCTGCTGCTCAGGAGAATATCGAGGATCATCTCGAACAAACAAAAATAACCATTCTATGCACATACTCATTGTAAATTGAACATACAAACCGTGTTCATAGTAATACTGGGCCATAACCAGCGCACCATGTAGTGTAACTGTTATCCGTTCTGGCTTCTGATAATTTCCTTCCGGATAGTATTTCACGATACATTCATCTTTCATAAAACTCCATGGAGCAATGTACACAAACGGAGCATGATCTGCCTGAACCGCCATTACCATCTGAGCTCTTTGGTATAAAGCATCAAGCCTTTTAATCAACGGACTTCCCATGATTCACCACCACCTTTAAATATGCAAATCCTTTGTCTGTTTCTTCGTCCCATTATGCCCCTGTGATTTCTTTCTGGCATTTTCCCTTTTGCAAGCTCTCAACCACTGATGCAACTCCGGCACGCTTGTAGCCCTTATCGTTACACGCTTATTTCTTCTCGGCATTTAATACTCCTTCCTCTGTCAAACGTGGAATATTAAGAATGATGGTCGTTACAACGCTATGCTTCTGCTGAAATTCAGCCAATTTCTTCTCATTGTAAATACCATCTTCGCCCAATATTGTATAAAGTCTTTCCTTTCCGGGAACAGGCTTTACCATGATCAAGTGAATAGTATCTGCTTTCTTTTTCAATAGCATAGCCCGTTCTTCTGCTTGCTTTAATCTTGCTTGTATATTCATTATGTCCGCCTCCGCTGTGATTTCTGTTCCTGTTCTACTTGTGACATCAATTCTTCCATAGCTTTCAGACGTTCAATTACATCTACATTCTTTGTCCACTGAGAGCACTGTGACAATGCTGCATTAGCCGCGTTCACTCTGATCTGTGCCGGCACTTCCGTATCAGTGGCTGTATTGACCAACACTGCTGCGCATTCTCCAAGTTTTCCCTGCAGGTATGCAATTGCTCCTGTTACGGCCTCGTTTCTTGCCTCAGAATACTTACGCTGGAAGCTGTCTGAATGAATCACAGTATAAATTGTAGGTCTGGGAATCTTCGTCTTTTTGGATATCTCACTTATATTTGGACACGTTAAAAATGCCTGTACTAATATGTCCTCACGTGCTTCTGCTGATATACCTTTTGCCATAGTAATCACCCCTAACTAATCAATGATATTTTCCAATATATAAAAACAGACAGTTTTGACAGGTTCTATTCCAATTTTTAGAACGGATATCTATTACATGCCTTTAATGCCTCCCGGAATACAGCCAGCGTTTTCTTCCGGTATGCATAGAAATCTTTACGATCAAGTGGAACAAAGTTCTTTTTATTCATCTTGTCATAGCTCATTCCAATTACGATACAACAATAAAGTTCGTCACAAACGTTCGGATACACTTCTGCTGCGCACTGTAACAACAATATCTTGTCCCTCATTTCAAGCTTTCGACAAAACTCATTAAATTTCTTATCTTCTTCCTCTGAAAATCCATAATCTTCATAAGTTGCTTCCCTCGTAAGCATTTTTCTTCCTCCCCGTGTTCTCCCTTCCACACTTTTTTATATGGCAGGGGATTGTTTTATGCTAATTCAAACGGATTTCTACCGCTTGTATCACGTCTTAACTTTGCTTCTTCGATAATTTCGTCAAACACTGTTCTTCGGTTAATCTGAGCGGTAAAACGATAATTTCCACTACTCTGCTGCCCACCAGTTTCCTCACGAACAATTTTTCTGAGCAGTGCTTCTGGTGTTTCAATGTTATTACCCTGTTTCTGGTCACCAAGGACAGCCAGGAATTCACTTCTAGGTGGAATAACTGCACCTTTAGCCAGGTATGGAATTGTATTCACCCTTGGCAAGCTCATATTGTAATAGCCCCATCTCCGGTTACCTGTAGGACCCGTTACATCATAAGAAAAGCTGAATGCTCTTTCGATTCCAGACAGAGAACTATTAATATTTCCTATCGTGCTGTTCACTTTTCCAACAACGTTATTCAATGTCCTTGTGATTCCACTGGTTGCATTTGAAATTCCATTTGCCAGATTGTTTCCCATCCTCGTTCCGATAGACTTCATCTCACGTGCTAGCCCTTCCAGGCTTCTTTCTGTATTCCGGATCATCTCAGAAATTATCTGTGCAATACGTTCACCGGCCCATTTCCATTTATTGGTCATGGTATTGTACTGACCGGAGAAATGGCTATCTACTGTCTTCTGCATCTCTCCAAGCTTCAGATTTGCATGCTGCTTCATCTGATCAAGGTTCTTATCCACCTCCGCTGCTGAATTGCCCCAGTTTGTCACTGTTGCTGTGTTCACCCCGCCGGAAGCGTCCTCTGCTGCTTTCTGGAGTCCTGCCAGATTCGTTTCTGCATCTGTCTTCATCTTTCCCGTAGAAGTCGTTACTGTCTGCTGCGCACCAACAATATTTTTGTCTACGCTGGTCTTTGTAGCCTGTACTGCATTCGGGAAGACCTCTAAGAAAATTCTTGCAGCAGTCTCAGTATTTCCGCCCATATTCTTAACTGCTGCCATGACGTTGTTATATGCATCCTGTGCAGTACCACCAGAATCCACTGTTCTTTCCAGTGCGTTCAATAACTGTCCCTGTTCATCCGTTCCAAGATGCATCTGATTTGTCAAATTTCCAATAACAAGTTTCAGATCATCGTAAGATTTCTGAGCACTCTGGCTTCCAAGATTAATCTGACTTGCCATGTTGGTTGTATCACTGCCGAGTGTTTTAATGGATTCTGACAGGATATCAAACATATCATCTGTAATGAGCCCCTTCTGTCTCAATGTCTCGAATGCCTGTGTTGCCTGCTCAGATGTCACGCCCATTTCACCCAGCTTATCAATAAGTTTCTGCGTTGCACTGGACTTTTCCTCAGCAGTCATTCCCTCTTTCTCAAGAGACTCTTTCAGATTCCAGATTTCTGTTGCAGAACCGGATATGATATCGCCACGCCGCTGTAATGTCTGAATGAAATTGTCCATGGTATTTCCAAATGTACCACCGACACCATTGCCGCCCTGCATGGTCTCTACCATTTTGGCAATCTCAGAAGTAGCTGCGGCCGCCGCAACACCCACACCGGCAATTAGCCCTGCAGTGCCTACCAGTGGGGTAATAGCTGATGCAAGGGAAGTAAAGCTTCCTGCCGCACCTTTTACTGCATTACCCAAA